GTGATACAACAATCAAATGAGTGGTCATCCCACCCATCTAATTCTGCCTTAGCATCATTTGAAGAAATTAAATACATTCTGTTCGCATGTAGTTCTGTCCTTGTGTATAAAGTAATCAGTATATTCTGCTGTACCACTCTGTGTGTACATCTCTCTCAAGTAGAAATCAAATCCTCTCTCGTCTTGCCACTCTGGTAGTGCCTGATAACGAACGAGTACATCTTTCATCTCTAATAACATTCTATCATATAATTCTCTCTTGTCCAAGGTGAGTATGTCATCACCCCAAAACAATGTAGTTTCATTGTACTTCTGACTTGTGAATACATATAAACCATCTGCGTGTGGTCTACCACTGTTGTACATTGGTTTAGCATTCTTGTTAGACTTACACTCTAGGTTAATAATACCCCATCGTGTAGGTATTTCATAGTCAGGATAGTTCTGAGTACCATTGGGTTGATAGGTATAATGTATACCATATTCATCTAGTATCTCTCCTATTCTCTTTTCATGGTCATCGCCATTTGCCCAAGGTAGATTCTTGAATCGAGTCAAGAGATCTACCATACGTGTACCATCTAGCATAGGTGTTGTACCACCTACATTGTTTAGTTTCATCATGAGTATGGACTCACAATAGTATCTCCCTTACGTGGATATGCTGCCACCTCTGGGTCTGGGTCTAACCACTTGACATACTCTCTGTCTTCAATACAACAATCTAGTTGTGCTTGACTATCGAGATAATACATGTCGTAGTATCTCTTTTGTATGTCATTGAACTTTTGGATACGGAAGTCAGGTGCTCCGTTCTCCTCTAGTAGTCCTTTTTGTACGAAGCGATAAGGATAACGCTCTAAGATTACTTCAGTTTTCATTTGGAATTACCTCATGTATAAGTGACCACCTGCCCAATCAATATTGTCAGGGTTGTGTAAGAACTCTCTGTCCTTGATGATTCTCATGTCATATCTGACATGTTTGGCAGGGTTCTGCCATGATGCTGCCTTGTAGACCTCACCTGTTTTCTTGTCGATGAAACAATGTACTGAACCATTTCTGAATCTGTTTTCATCTTCATCAAATGTTTGGTATACAACCTTGAAGAACTTACGTCCTGTAATTGCTTTCCATGTGTAGAGATATCTTGCGTCTCTAGTCTTGATGTTACGTAACTGATCAAGAGCATGATCAGTGTATCTACCTTCAGATACCATTCTCTGATATGAATCTACTTGATGATTGTAGAAGTTGTCATTGAGAGCAGTGATGTAATCTGCTGTCCACTCTTGAACTCTTTGTTCTTGATCCTTTAGCTTCATGTTAGCTCCTTTGTTTGTATGTTCTTATTATAGAGCCTGGTCAACTCGTATGGGAAATTAGTGGACACTTTTTTAACTGTCCACTCGTGTCACATATCAAATGGCAGCTTCGTAGGTATAGCCTTGAGTCGTTTTTGGATCAGTGATCCGTACTGCTCATTGAGCTCACACCCGATATAACTACGATCATGTTGCTTAGCCACCATAGCTGTAGTTCCTGATCCCATAAATGGATCTAGAATAGTGTCGCCTTTCTTGCTTCCTGCTAGTATACATGGTTCAATCAACTCTGGAGGGAAACAAGCAAAGTGTGCTCCCTTGAATGGTTTATTTGTTACTGACCAAACATCTCGTTTATTTTTCCGTTCATAAGACTTGGTAAGACCACTATGAGGTTGAAGGCCAGTGCCAGGATTATGGTACTTACCAGTTGTCCTGTCTCTTGACCCCAATCTTGCTTGACTGGTTCTTTGATTGCTTCATTGTCATAATAATACTTTTTGTTTTTACTGAGCAAGAATATATGCTCGTGTGATTTAGTGCATCTGTCCTTAACAGACTCAGGCATAGGATTAGGTTTATGCCATATAATATCCTGACGTAGATACCATCCATCTGCACGTAATGCAAATGCTAACATCCATGGTATGCCTATCAGGTCTTTCTCTTTAAGTCCTTCTAGTTTGTTACCTCTACGTGCACACGTATCAGGTAGGTCTTGCTTAGTCTTAGACACTGACTGTTTGACTAGTGCCTGACCCTTGCCAGGTCTATAGTTATAGTAACTATCTCCTATGTTGACCCATAATGTACCATCATCTGTCAACACATCACGTACTGATCTAAACACTGACACAAGATTGTCAATGAATTGCTCAGGTGTGTCCTCTTGTCCTATCTGGTTCTCCTCTCCTCCATAGTTACGTAGTCCGTAGTATGGTGGAGATGTGACACACATGCGTGCTTTGACATCAATGGTAGGGAGTGTATCTCTACAGTCTCCAAATAATATAGTATTTTTCATGCAAAGTTGAATGCTACAGTAACACGATCAGTTTTAAGTTTGCTAGGTGGAACCATGTGTTCCAAATATGATCTGAATATAACAACTGTTCTTTCTTGTGGTGGTGCTATAATAACCTCTTGATTGTATGGTGTGTCACACTTCTTATTCTTTGGTGGTATCATACCACCGTTATCAGGTCTTTTAATATGAAGTCCTTGTGAGTCCTCTCCTGTCTTCATAAAATATACTGCTGAGAATATACTATTAGGATGTACATGATACTCTTGATATCTGTTACTACTGTAGATATTATACCATCCTTCTGTGCATTCATATTCATCGTCACTACCATATGCACGTGCCAATTCATGAACACATTGTGTGACACGTTCTACTAGTGGTCTAAACTCTAGATATTCTGCTATATTTGATTGTCTGTAGCAATTATCAGGGGATGATTTACCACTCAACCAATCAGTTGTATTTCCTGCACCAAATGTGTTACGTAATTTATATACTTTCGCAATGAGTAAATCATTCTCTTCTGGTGTGAGCACATCAGGTTGTGCATATAGACCAATAGGAAATGCATCTATAATATTATTTACTGTTTTAACATTAATCATGAGGATGTTTTAGTCTATCTTCAACCCAGTGATCTTCGTTTGCAATATTTGCTGCTTTTACATATCTTAGAATATGCTCATCAATCTGTTTGTATATGGGATGTAAATCTAGATCCATATTAATATCATGTGCAATCTGTGTTACCTGTGACTCTGTAAAACAGTGGTCAGGATGTAATAGATCACAACATGGAACTCTTTTCTCTATGAGTTCATTAAGATTCATACGAATCTCATAGTCTCTGTATACTGGCATTGTATTGTTCTTTATATTTAATTATAACACATTTAATCCCAATCTGCACCCCAATCTATTTCTTCTTCATCTCCCCACATGATATCATATGAATCTTGATCCTCTCTATCAAAATGATTGATACCCCATTGTAACATTTTATATCCCTCTAAACTACTGAATGATATGGTGCTATCTCCCTCATTCATGGCAAATCCACGTTTTAACCACTCTGTGAGTGGGTCATCTGGATATGCATCTATCATCATAGTGACTAACTGTTCAAATTTGTCACGTTGTAGATGTTTGTATTCATTCCATGGATAATCTTGATGGTCTTGCCATACTGGTTTATTACCATCTTCAATGAACATTGTCATCTGTCAAATACCTCGATGTGTTTAGTTACCCACTGTCCTGCATAGTTTAGCACAGCTTCTTCCATAGTGAAAGGTTCCTTTGTATATTCTATCATATATCCTTTCTTTTGGAAGACAAGTCTCAAAGGATCTTGATTTGCTTTGATGATCTTACCTTCACGTATTGCCTCCTTACCATACACACAATTTTCTGTAGGTATGAGATATGAGTCAGTATATGTTGGTTCAAATACTGTACTTGTGTTGATAACATGTATAAAACGTTTATAACATGGCATTTCATTTGCATCTGGGTCGACACCAACACAGAGAGCACTTCCATCATCGGTCAATGATGTAAACCTAGTGAGTCCAGACACACGAAAACTTAGGTTAGCACCTGGTCTAAACCTAAGATATTGTGGGTATCTTGCTGTTTCACTCATCCATACACCAGTAGGAAATATCAAACACCTACTATGTGCATAAAAACGTCTCAAGAAATCATTAGGAAATTCTTTATTCTTATCAGGCCATAGACTCTTCGCTAGTTCTATGTGTTCGTCTTGAATATAATACTTATGCTCTTCTGGGTCATCCCCGAAAAACTTAAATCCTTTTTTGCATCCTCTATGATATAAAACAGTCAAATGATCTAACTGATCATTGAGTGTGTAGTCATTCCTCATCTATTCACAATTTCAATAAATCCTTCCTCTATCTGCTTTAACCATGATGTAGTAAATGCTGAGACATCTGGGTCTCCCTTAATAAACTCTACTATTACAGTTGGTTTATCTACAGTTAATAAGACCTTATCTGAGTCTGACACTATGAATGGTAAGTGTTGAACTACCTTGGTATTATGATAATAAAGATCATGCATTGGTACTATTATACTACCAATTTCATGTGGTGTAAAGTAACCTGACTCTGTAATGTAATGTATGAGTCTATTTGTAGCAGTTTTATCTTCAAACCCTGAACATGCTACTAATCCATTTTCATCTAACGATGTCAACCTATTGATGCCAGGAAATCTAAAGTTAGTATGTGCACCATCATGATATATTATTGAGTATCCTGCGGGTTTCAATGAGTCACTCTTCCATGTGCTGCCGAACGATACTGTCCTATAATGAACTTGATATGTATATCCACACTCTCGTATAATATCTTCATATCCTGCTACTTTACCATCAGGATTGTCTTTGATATGTGCTGATATTATATCATCCTGTGTCTGTACCATGATTTCAGTGGTTGGATCAGGATCATTTCCAAATATCTTTTTACCTTTGCGTGCTGAATTACATGAGAATACCGTCATTCCATACTGCGATATACTCTTGCCGAATGAGTACTGTGCTATTCGACTATCTTGTGTTTCAACTAATTGATACATTATTCCTCTGCTAACTCTGCACTAAGTGCTTCAAATTGCTCATCAAAATCATCTTCACTGTATATGTTCATGATTTGAGTCGATGTGTATATTGGATCTACACTTGCAGTATCTTTTCTTCTCATTGCTTCTTCATGCTTTACTATGTCCATAGCACTAAATTGCTGTTCAACACCTAACATTTGTGACAATGCTAGTTTAGTTGCTTCCATTGGGCACTCTACTAACTGCTGTGTCTGAACATATGATAACACTCTTCTTGCTATCTGCATACGTATTGGTTCTTCCTCTTCTGGTTTCATCATATCAAGATCCATGTTGATAGGACCGTACCAATCGTCATTCTGA